GTTTTAACAAGTTCTAATGTAATGGTAGATTTATCATCTAAGCAATCTGTAAAGTTTTTCTCATTTTAAATAAGGGGGATTAAGTTCCCTCTTTTATTTTAAAAAAGTTTAAAGGAGTTTGAATGTACGATACAAAAGAGATTTATTCGAAGTATTTAGCTATGGATAAAAATAAGGCTGCCACAGCCAAGTCTTTGAATATAGATTGAAAAACTGTAGATAAACATGTAAAGATTTTTGAAGAATTAAAAAATGAAGAAGAAATTATTTTCCATACTGAATTTGATGATGTTTTCGAAGGCGAAATTAAAGATGAATCTTTTACAGATGAAGATCTTTTTAAGAAATTCAATCTAAATCCAAGTCAGTGGGTAATAAACTCAATTGTTCATAATGAATGGGAAACCCCAATTAAAAATGAAAATGGAGAAGTTACACCCCACACCAACAAACAATCTAAAGTTATTTTCAAAAAGATCGTTAAGGATATTACTCTAGATATCATTAGAGAACAGTATAATCTTCTTCCGAAGAAGTATGAACCAATTAAAAGAGGAATTGTTGTTGATCCTTGTATGTATGAAATTGCTATTGCTGATCATCACTTTGCAAAGCTTGCTTGGGACATGGAAACTGGTGAATCTTATGACATTAAGATTGCTAAGAGTTATTACATCAATGCGGTCCGAGACCTTCTAGCAAGGGCTTCTCATCTAAATATCAACAAGATTCTCATGCCTATTGGAAATGATTTGTTTAACTTTGATGGAATTAGAAATGAAACCACTGCTGGTACTCCACAAGATTCTGATTCAAGATGGACAAAAGTTTTTAGAGTAGTATCAGAAACCCTAACTGAAGTTATTGATATTTGTAGAGAGGTTGCTGATGTAGATGTAATTGTAGTTCCAGGAAATCATGATCGTGCTTCATGCTTTTATCTTGGAGAGTTTCTTTCTGCTTGGTATAGATCGGATAAGAATGTTAATGTTAACAATGATCCAACTCTAAGAAAATACTATGCTTATGGTAAAACTCTTATTGGTCTAAGTCATGGAAATGAAGAGAAACATGCCAATCTTCCTTTGCTAATGGCTCGTGAAGCAAAAGAGCTTTGGGGACAGTGTGATTTTTATGAATATCAAATTGGGCATTGGCACAGGAAGAAGATGACCGAGTTCATTTCCGGGGATACATACAATGGAGTTCAAGTAAGAGTTCTCCCTTCCCTAACTGGAACAGATGCTTGGCATTACTCTAAAGGATATGTTAAAGGAATCAAATCGGCTATTGGTATTGTTTATGATAAAACTGAAGGCTGTATTGCTGAATTTATAACAAAGGTAAAATAGAATGAATGAGAAACACTATTGTTGTACTTGCGGAAGACAAATCACTAACAACAAAAATAGTAATGATTATGAGTGTCATGGGCCTGTTATTTCAATGGGTCCAACTTTAGGCTTCATTTGTTCTGAATGTTCTAAAGATTTAGATGAAAATGGATTGTTCCCTGAAGAAAGAAATCGTTTCCTATAAATAGTTTATATGAAACTAATTTCAAGGAGACTTAATTAAATGGCTATTAACGGATTCGACATCGATGCTTTCAGAAGCAATTACGCTGATTTAGCTCGCCAATATACTTTCGTTATTCATTTGAATAACCCATTTGGCACTTTAGGAACAGAAGCAACAAAATTTTTGGTGAATGCTTCAAGTATGCCAGGATCTACTATTGATCCTATTGAAGCACATTGGCAGGGAAATATCATGCCACTTGCTGCTACACATACTTTTGAAGATTGGACAGTAACTTTTAAATGTGATGGAAAAGCTCAGATCAGAAAAGATCTGATTGCTTGGCATGAAACCATTCATAATCCAAGAACAAACGTTCATGCTGCTCCATCTACTTACATGATCGACCAAGAAGCTTGGCAGTTAAATACCGAGGGCAACCCAATTCACAAAATGAAGTTGGTTGGCGCTTGGCCCACAACTATTGGTGAACTGACTTTAGATTATAGCGCGCGCGATGTTGCAGTTTTCGACGTGACATTTAAGTACATCAGACACGAGACAATTGGTTAATTAAGGAGATTTTGTGTATGGCTTTTAATTTTCAGCAGCACTTAAACGTGTATGAAAAAATTGTGGACCTTCCTTCTAATGGGGAACAAGTAAAGATTAAACCTATTACAACAAACCAAATGAAGAAACTTTTGGTTTATGAGAATGAAAGTGATCCAATCTTTGGAGAAGTAATTCTTGATGAAATTCTTGGATTCTCAGTAATTGACAAAAATGTTAAAGAATTGCTTCTTCAAGATAGATATTATCTTTTTATTGAAGTAAGAAAACTAACTAAAGGATCTAAGCATTCTTACAATCATACTTGTGAAAAATGTAAATCTCCAATCATCAATACTCTTGATTTAAATAATCTTAAGGTTCAAAAGCCTAAAGAAGATATGATTAAAGAAGTAGAGATTCTAAATGGAACACTTACTCTAGTTCTTGATTTTCCTACTAGAGCAAAACAAGAAGAGGGGTATGCTCAGATTGATCCAAAGCTTTCAGTATCTGAAAAGCAAGTAGAGATGATCATTGCTAATCTAGCTCAATCTATTGTTTCCATTAAATCTCCCTCAGGTGTTGATGAAAACATTCCAATTAAAGACAAGATTGACTTTGTTGGAAATCTTCCCGGTACCGATTATGATACTTTAAAGGAATGGTTTGATAAGAATGATTTTGGTATTGATCTAACAATCAAAACTAAGTGTCCTTATTGTTCTACTGTTAATGAACACTCTCTTCCCATGAACAATTTTTTTCAATAATTAAACTGTTTACATTGGATTGTTCGTTAAATTCTGTTATAGAAGAACAATACCAATTATCAAAATATGTTAATATAAGTGTTATAGAATCTGGAGAACTTATTGATTTTGAAAGATTAGCTTATGTATCTTTATTAGTTAGAGATAAGAAGAAAGAAAACGAACTGTTGAAAGCTAATAAATAGATATACTCACTTGGACAATGATCCAAAGGATTCTTAAGAGTCTAAAGAGTGTTTTAAACATTTTTTAGACTCTTTTTATTTGGAGAAAAATATGGCTGAAGATACTTTACGCAACAATGTAAGAAATGATATTAGACAGACAACTACTCTTCCTTTCAGTTTTAAAAACTTTGTGTCTGGAATAGGAATGGCTATTTCTAGAGCAGGAACTAGAACATGAGACAGATTAGCAGATATGCCAGATGAACTAAGAAATGGGTTCTCAAAAGTTTCCAGTACTATTCAATCTAGTACTACAGAAATTATGGGATCTGCTTTGAATTCTATGCTTGGTGATATTAAGTCATTAGCATCTGGTATAAAAGACATTACTACAGGAACTTTTAAAAAGCTCTTTTCATTCTTCGGTTCAGATGAAGATGAATCTTTAGATGAAGAAAAAAAACAGACCAAAACTCTTGGAAATATTTTTAAGATTTTTAAGAAATGAAGCATTAGAGATATGTTTAAGCCTAAAGAAAAGAAAGCAGATGATGGGGGATTTTTTACTCCATTAGTGGTTCTTGGACTTGCTCTTGGCGCAATTACTGGCGGAATAGCTGCAGGAATCGGTGGCGTAATTGAATATTTTCTTATCCCATTTAAAGTTGTTTTAAATAGCTTAAGAGGAGCTCTTGCTGTTATAAAAGGTTCCTCAATAGGAAAAGTTTTTATAGATTTTTTTGCTAAAGTTCGAGCATTCTTTGGGGGATGAGTAGATAATGCTTTAGTTTCTATTAGCAATTTCTTTGGAAAGTTCAAAATATTTGCTGGATTCTTTAAGGGCTTTGGTATTGGGTTTATGAAACTTTTTTCAAAGATTCCTGTCATAGGCTGGTTTATTACTGGTGTAATGGCAGTAATAGACTTCTTTACTGGATTCTTTGGAACTGAAGGAAACTTTTTTGAAAAGATCAAAGGTGGAATTTTAAAAATGGTTACTGGATTCTTTAATCCAATTTTTGAGTTTGTTGGTTGAATTACAGATTGGGTTCTTGGTCTTTTCGGAATTGATTCTAATGCTGGTCAAACTTTAAAAACTGGGTTTTCAGACTTACTAAACTTCATTTTTGATATTTTTACTGTTCATATTCCAAGTATTTTTACGGGCATTTGAAATTCTATTATAGAAATAAAAGATTGAGTTCTTAACTATCCAATTAAAGATAAGTTCCTTGAAGCATGGGAATGAATTCAAACTGCTTCTGATAATCTTATTGAATCAATAAAAAAATGATTATTAGATCTAATTCCCAGCTTTGAAGATATTAAAGATATGCTTCCATCTTTTGATTCTATTAAAAATTCCATTATTAACAAGAAAGATGATGCAATAAAAGAAACAAAGGCAGTTTGAGAGGGCACAAAAAGTTGATTTGCAGATACTTTTGGAAAAGATGATGCTTCTCCATCAGTAGCAGTTAATGAGCTAGATTCATCTAACAAAGCTCGAGAAATGTCTAATACTAAAGAATTAGCCAAGGCAATACACAAAACAACTGAACAAATGATTAAAGAATCTAAAAAGCGAGATGAAGAAAAGAAAGATAATGTTAATCAACAAGTCAATGTTTCTTCAGTTCAAAACTCAAGAGGATCTTCTGGTGGTACTTTTATTGAGGCGCCAGATGAAATTGAAAACTTTGGAATTGTATTTATGAATAAAACAACACTAGGAGGAACGTTCTAATGGATTATGATTTAGTCCCTGTTCCTTTTTCAAATTTAGTTAAGATTAAATTTGTATCTAAAAAGCTTAGTTCGCAAAGGGCATATGCTAGAGGAGCAAATCAGCTTAATGTTGATGAGTCTGATAGAAATACTTGAACCTTTATTGCTCCAGAAGAACTTCAAGAAAACGTTTCTCATACATGGGATACTTATGAGAGTTTAGCAAGTAGACTTTCATCTAAAGTAGGAGAAATTCATACAGCACTTACAGATCTTGCCGGTGTTAAGGCTGCAGCCGGCGGGGGGATGGGCGCAATAAAACCGAATGAAGGTCAAAGCTTTGCTTCTACAGAAACCATTAAAAATGTTGTGTCTTCTGCTGTAAGAGAATCAGCAAAAGTTGATGTTCCTGCTTATAGAGTTGATACTGCTATGGTTTATAAGGATTCTTCAAGACTTGAGTATTCTTTAACTATGACTTTAGCAGATATGAATGGAGACCCATATAATTCTATTGTTAGACCAGTAAGGGAACTTGAAAAATTATCATGCCCAGAAATGGCCGATGATACTATTCTCATCAACTTTCCCTATATATTTCAAGTTTATACTGTAGGATCGGAAATTATAAATGTTAAAAATGCTGCAATTATTAACATTGCTCCATTATGAAAGGGCCCAATTATCAATAACTATTATAGCATGTGTGAACTTACAATTATCTTTAGAGATATTGAACCTCTTTATAGATCGACATTTAGTAAAGGTGGAATTATACGAACTTCGACTTCGCAGCCTCAAGCAAGAACAGACTTAACAAATGGATTTAGTGGGAGATAACTATGGACCTTTCAAAATATAGTGAATATACAAAACAGAATCTATCTAATTCATCTCAATTAAAATTGTTTACTATTTTGGATGATGTTACTAGTAATACTTATTATTTGAACATTTTTAGATCATATATAATAAATACGTCATCCTTGAATGACACTTCGTTCTATGAGTTATATGAAGTAGATAACAACGACTGATTTGATAATATAAGTTATAAATTTTATAATACACCACAACTATGATGAGTTATCTGTATAGTTAATAATATAGTAAATCCATTTGAAGAACTTCAATCCGGCCAGATCCTTAGAATTCTTAAAAATTCTTATATATACAATATATTAAAAGAAGTAAGAAATATAGGAAACTCATAATGTATACACAGGAAGATGTAAGAACTTTTGCTATTGTTATTAATACTGCTAGAGGATTAGTAACGTTAGATTCATCGGATATAGTTCAATTCTATTTTATTGAAGATATCTTTTCCATGTCTATGGTTGGAAAGCTTATTATGAAGGACAATAGAGGTCTTGTTGAGTTTTCACCATTAACAGGTAATGAAACTTTAGCAATATCATATGGCGAAGAAGAAACTATAGATAAAGAATTTAGAATTTATAGTATTTCAAAAATTGATAAGCTTGAGAACGTTGATCCTACTGGTAAGAATGTTATTGAACTTTTCTTTACAGATAACATGTTCTTTCCAGTTAACTTTTTACAATTTTCCAAATCTTGGGGTCCAATGAGAATTTCTGATATTGTTAAAGATATTGGAGAAAACATGTTAGGAATTCAAGTTTGAGACAAATTTGAAAAATCCAATGAATACATTGAGGGATTTTATTCTCCATATTGAAATCTAAGTACTTGTGTGAAGTGGCTTATGAAGAGAGCCTCTGGAGCCACTTCTAATAAAACAGGATATTGCTTTTATAATAACTCCTATGGATCAAATCTTATCACTCTAAACACCCTTCTAGAGCAAACTAAGTTGCTAAAGATTAGTGATGAGGATGATGGTGTTTATACTTTTGAAGATCCAAATTTATATCTCTATAATAAAATTTTAAATTGGAGTATGATGGGAATTGACAACTCATCATTGAGATTTATAGCTGGTGGAACTAGATTCGGATTTAACAATGCTAAAAAGAAATTTATAAAGAAAGAATACCTATATAAAGATATTCTTAAGAATCACACTATCTTAGGAAATAAAACACTCTTTACTGATATTTCAAATTCTAATGCTTATCACATTCATACCAATGAGGACGATCCAAAAATTGTTGATAATATCTTTAACGACTTTTGAATTAAGAAATATAGCACCCAACAATGTATTGCTTTTACTGTTAAGGGTCATGAGAAAAGAAAATGTGGAGAGATGATCGAAGTAAATTGGCCAAGTGTTTGGGCAGATGAGATATATAATAAGAATCTACAAGGTAAATATCTTATTAAGAGTATTACGCATAGTTTTGTTCCACATAGTAGACCAGCATTTTCTCAAAAGATGGTTTGTATAAAAAACGGATATGAAGAAAGTGATGTTTCTGCTTTATTAGATTCTGTTAATAAGAATGTGTCGAATTAGGAGTTATTATGATTAGAAACGATCCTGCTGAGTTTCAACCAAGTTCTGAAAAGATTCAAGGAATCTGGCGCGCCGTCATTGAGGATAACAAAGACCCTGAAAAAAGAGGTCGTTGTAGAGTTAGAGTTTTTGGTATTCATACAGATATAAAAATTAAAACTCAATACGAAGGAATTCCTACTGATGAACTTCCGTGAGCAGAGCCTGCATACTCTCTAATGGAGGGCGGTGTTTCTGGATTTGGTTCTTGGTGTGTTCCTGTTCAGGGAAGTCAAGTTTTTCTATTTTTTGAAAATGGACATATTTTAAAACCACGATTTTTTGCTTCAATTCCAGGAGTGCCAACAGATCCACAATTTGATGATGATGCTAAAGAAGGTTCTCAAGATTATAAAGGAAGAATGAGAGAACAGGCTAAAAAGCTTTATGATAGAATTCAAAATAATCCAGATGATATTGAGTTTCTTAATAGTAATGAACTTGGGTCTTTAAGTAAAAGATGAGAATCCGGATCTGCTGGCCCTTACGCCATCTCTAGTGGTCAAGGTGATCCTGGTGGTGTATCCTATGGATCATACCAGTTTGCATCTAACAGAGGGACTGTAGAGCCCTTTGTGGCCACTCTACCTCCTGAAATTCAAGCTAACTTTTCAGGACTTACTCCTGGAACACCGGAATATAGTACAGCATGAAGAGAATCTGTTAACCAGATGGGTGCTGATAACTTTTATCAATATGAACATTCATATGTAAAAGCTCAATATTATGATAATGCTGCTAATAAAGTTAACCAGTCTTTAGGTATTAATGCCAATGAGCGAAGTGCTGGTGTTCAAGATATGATTTGGTCTATGAGTGTTCAGCACGGCCCTTCGGGTGCTAATAATATCATGAAAAGCGCCGGTGTTACTAATGATATGACAGATGAAGAAATCATTAATAGAACATATAAAGAAAGATCCAATGTAGATAAGTATTTTAAAAGTAGTAGTCCTGGTGTTAAGAATAGTGTAACTCAACGGTTTCAAGCAGAACATAAAATGGCATTAGCAAAGGCAAATGTAGAAAACCCACCGGCAGAAGAAGTTATTCCTGAACCATTAGCTACAGCAACAGCTGATGATCTTGCTAAGGACACTCAGCTTTCTGATTCTGAATTTAAAAAATCATATCAAGAAACTTATGAAAAGGATACTTCCACTATTAGTGGTTTTGAAGATCCTGAGGGTTCTTATCCTACAGTAAAAAGACTTAATGAGCCATCTGCACATAGATTATTTCGAGAAGAAGGTGGAGATACTATTCTTGATATTAAAAAGGAAAATATTAAGACTGGTATTGAGCTAGCGCAAAACAAAGGAACATGGAACGAACCAACTCCAGCCTATGCACCAGAATATCCACACAATACTGTAATTGCAACACATTCAGGAATCGTTATTGAAATTGATAGTACACCAGATAAACAAAGACTTCATGTGTTCCATCCATCAAATACATATATAGAAATAGATTTTGAAGGGAATATGGTTATTAGAAACTCTGGTAATAAATATGAAATAACAGAACAGAATAGTTATTCTCTTGTAGAAAGAGATAAAAATGAAACTATTAACAATAACAAAACTTCATATGTTAAAGCTAATGAATACACTCAAGTTGGTTTTAATAAGAAAATCACTATTGGCGGTGATTATGATATTGAAGTAAATGGAAATTGTAATATTACTGCAAAAGAAGTTACTATAAAAGCAGATAAAGTAAATTTAAATTAGAGGATAATATATGGCAACTCTATCACCATGTGAAGTACTAAATACAAAGATCGACTCTCTAATGTCAGAATTTAATATTTCGACGTCTTCTATATATACAGCTGTTAATACTTTAAATAGTACTTTAGATACTATGAAAACTCAGGCTGGAATAACAGATCTCGAAGATAAGATTAATTCTTCAAGAAACACAGCTTCAACAGAACTTGGATCTGTTATAAACCCACCATACAATTTGGCTGGAAGCTGTTTAGATTCTATAAGAAGTTCCACTTTTGAAATTTTAAATAATGTTTCTAATTATTCATCCAAAGCTTTTGGATCTATTGATGGAATAACTAATGTTTCAACATTGATGAATCAACTTGGAAATGTAAAATCATTGGTTGAGAGTCTTGGACTAGGGAAGCTTTTAGAAAAAATAGATCAAACACTTGGGTGCTTAGCAGATAATAATGATTGTATTCCAATAGATAAAATTGATATTGTTTTAACAACTATTTCTGGAACTCTAGACACAACAGGACTTGGAGATACTGGGATGTTTGATGTCTCAAAAGTTTTAGATAATATTCCGGATTTTGATAGTGTGCTAAAACAAAATATTTTAGATTTAGATGTTGCAAGTGATGAACTGGCCGAGCAAAGCAGGGTGGTTATTGAATCATCTTTAAAAACAGCAAATAAGTATTATGATTCTTCTAAATGGTAGGTAAACAATGGTAGTTTGAAAAGATTTCGATATAGAAATGAATAAGAAAAATAATGGTGATGTTCTTGAAATGACAGACGAAGATGCTGTTGGAAATTCTCTCAATAATATTTTTAGAACTATGAGAGGATCAAGGAGAATGCTTCCTCCTTTTGCTATAAATATATACAATTACTTGTTTGAACCTTTAGATGAAATAACGGCTCTTGAAATAGGTAATGAACTCTTTACAGCGATAACAAACTGAGATTCTAGAATTGAGATTTTGGATCTTCTTATAGTTCCGAACTATGATAACAATTCCTATGATATTTCAATTCAATACAAAGTAAAGAACTTTTTAAACATTCAAAGCTATACAAACAATCTATATAAATTATAGGGATAATAAATGAACGATCTTACACCAACATATCTGGAAGCAGATTTTAACTCTCTAAAACAGAAGTTTATCACTATTCTTCAAAACAACGACACTTTCAAGGATTATAACTTTGAGGGGTCAAACATTACTATGTTAATAGAAATGCTATCATATCTTTCCGAGCTTAATACATACTATGTAAATAAGCTTGCTAAGAACATGTTTCTTGATACTACTGATGTTTATGAAACTGCTTCTTTAATGGCAAATCTTAGAGGGTATTATCCAAAAGGCTATATCGCTGCAAGAGTAAATTTAACAATAGAACTAAGTGTTGATGAGTTCTCTGTTCCTATGCCAAATCCTGGGGATCAGATCTATATTCCAAGATTTTTTCCTTTTGAAACTGGATTACAAGCTAATGATGAAAATATTTTCTATTTAACAACACAAGACTATACTTTTACTATTCCAGAAGATGCTGGAACATCAATTCAAGAATTTGAGATTGAACTAACCCAAGGAACAGTAGAAACTTTTAGTTATACTGGTGAAGATATTATCAATAATGTGATTTATCTACCATTTTATTCTTTTGATCAAGATACAGAACCTTATGGTGATGATGGTTCTCTTATAATGTATGTAAATGGGGAACCATGGACACGAGTTGAAAATTTCATTGATGATTACTCAAATCTTGATGACAATGATAAGGTGTATAGATTTGAGTATAACAAATTTCAAGAATATTGTATTAGATTCTCTGCTGCACATTCTGTTCCAAAAGTTTCTGATCAGATACGAATTGTTGCACTAAAGACATTGGGTAACGATGGAAATATTGCTTCATTCACTATTAGTGAATTTGAAATTAGTCAAAGCATTCCATCCCTAAATACTTCAAATGAATTTGAGTTTAATGATACTTACTTTATGTATAATCTAACAAAGGGCAGTTGAGTAAGAAAAGATTATATAACAATAGAAAACAGAGATAGCTCCTTTGGTTCTGCTAATCCAGAGACAATTTCTAATATAATCAGTAGCTCAAGTGCTACTGTTCAAAGTCAATATAGAAACATTACATCAAAAGATTATAACTCATATCTTGAAACATATCAAGATATAGTTAAAGCGAATTCATGGGGAGAGAATGAAGTAAACCCATATAATACTCAAGAGTACAACAAAGTTTATATTTCTGTAATTCCTAATAGATGAACCGACTCTACAATAACAGTAGAACCAAGCTCATGAGTAATTTCTCCTAGTGTTACTGCCGATGTTGATTATCCATTGGAGTATAGTCAAGATTATATTAACAAAATAAAAGAGTATTTAGAACCAAAGAAATATCTTAATACATTTGAAACTTTTGTATTACCAGAACTTGTCTATTTCATCTTTGATATTGGAATTAAGATAAAAAGACTTTATAATTTTACTAAAGTTAAAGATGATGTTGAGGCTAAACTTGCACATTATTTTGAGACCCAAAATAGAAACTTCCATGAAGTTATAGATTTCAAAGATATTCATAATTTTATTTTAGATATGGCGCAAGTTTCAGATTCAAATTCTTTTATAAATATTAAGGGTGTGGATAATCTAATCATTAGAGATATAGTAACTTTGACTCCAAGCATTACTGCTGATGTTAACCATATCTATGAACCTAATACTAACCTATTATATCCACAATATACGAGAGAAACTTTTGATAATTTTTCAGATAACATACTAAGACCTATAAAGCTTGGGTTTAATCAGTTCCCTGTTTTGGTTCTTGATGGGTGTGTATTTGAAAATGAAGGATAAAAAATAATATGAATGGAAAATTTTCCGAAATACCATTTTTTCTAATAACAACATACTTTGAGTCTTTGGCTTATATCGACAGATTTGCTAAAGACTCAAAGTCATATCTTATTGGACCAAGAACTTCTATAGTTACTAAAGGCGCTCCTGTTCAAGAGATGTTTGTTAAAGATATTGACTATGGATATAAGCCTATTTGGGTAACTCCTCTTTCAAGAAATGGCAATGAATTTAACATTAGTAAAAGTGGGCTTCTTACCATTCCCAGTGAAAACTTTGTAGAAATTTCTGGAGATTCATACTACTTCAAAGTATATGATACATCAAAAGAAGAAAGATTCATTGAAGATGGCGATGAAGTTTACTTTAGAAAGGATAGCCCATTCTATGAATGATTGGTTAGATACGCAAACACTCTAATTGAAGATAAGTATAAAAAAGAGTTTATACTTAGAAATTTCATTAATACTGATAGAGATTTTATCTATTTTGGAAAGATTTATAGTAGAGCTTTTGATGATTCCTTGTATATGATTGATTATTATAACATTAAAGACTTTACATCTGATATAATTCCAATTCATCAACAAACTGATAGATTTAAACAATTTGTTCAACTTTATGCAGATATGATTCTTAATGAGTCTTACAGTCTTCAAAAGAATATTTTTTCTTGTATAGATCCATTTACTATTGATGAAAAGTATCTAAACCATCTTTCATCCGTTTGTGGTATATCCATTGATGATCTGGATTTAGATAATCTAAACAAAAGAACATTGGTTCATGAGCTTATCAACCTTTTGAAGTCTAAGGGCACATTTCTTGCTCTAAAGTACTTATGGAAGCTACTAACTCAAAATACTTTAAACATTATCAACTTTTATGAAATTTGGCATGATAAAACTCTTTCTGGATTCATTCCTTCTGGATCAAGAGAAGCTATTCCATGGCAAGGTTATTATAATGTTCTTAGAGATGAATCTGAAGATTATTTTAATGCTTGGATTGAGAAGTATAGTCCTTCAGAATATCCTACTGATTTAAGTGCTAAAACATTAGCAACACAATATAAAGTAGAAGTAGATTTAACAAAAGAACCTATTCACCAGTACGATATTTTCAATGAAACACTTGCTAATAAGATTTATGACTATTGGGAGATTTATAGACCAATCAATAGAGTAGCTGATTATAGTCTATTCATAAGTCCATTAACAGATTTGACCACAAGATGAATATCTCTTTATAATACAAGTAAAGAAGCGTATTTATTATCTAAATCATATCTTCAAAATATTTCTGCTCCAAATACTTCCATTAGAGTTTTTAGAGTTGATGCAAGTGGAGACTTTGAATATATAATAGAGCATGGTCTTAATGACAGACATGTGTTTATTCAAGTATACTCTTTCGATCTTAAATTAGTCATTCCAGAACTTGTAGAATATATAGACAACAATAAACTAAAGATAAAGCTAAAAAGTGAACAAACAGTCTTCGCTCTTTTGAGAAGAGCACGATTCACAGCAATGAGACCATGAGGAACTGTAGATTCTGGATTAGAAACAAAATACTATGTATCTGATTTTGTGGAAAATAAAAACTATTTTATTCCAGATGAGTTTCAAATTATTGATCAGTTTAATTATGATATTCAACCAGTTAATGATATTTCTGGTGCTTTCTCAAAATATTCCACAGTTTTCATTAGAGAGATCCCTTCTACAACTTGGTTTATTAATCATGGTATTTCTGGAGAATTTTTTCTTAGTGTATATGATATAGACAATAAGAAAGTATTTCCAAAAGAAATTTACTTTGTTTCAGGAACCCAAGTAATCGTGGAATTTGAAGAAGAAATGAGTGGTTATGTAGTATTAACAACAAGTGAAGATTCTCTGACTTTCTATTCATTAGGTGAAGTGACCGAGTGGGAAATTGAGCATAATTTAGAATCAGAATTATTGAATGTTGAATTATATGATGTTGAAAATGATAATATCATTCCCAATAATGTTACAAATATATCTTTAAACAAGATTAAGATAACATTTGGAGAACCAACAGAAGCTTTTGCTGTTGTTAAAGTAGCAGATAACTCTCCAACTAAATACAATTGAACAATCTCTCATAATCTAAATAAGAGAGAAGTTCTTACACAGTTTGCCAATGATTATGTTCAATTGGTTCCGAGTGATGTTAACCTAAGTGATGATAACGAAGTCAAAACATCATTTACTGGTGGTGTTACTCTTCTTTCAAACTATGACTATCTTCACAACCAACCAATAGCAAGTTCTGAGTGGGTTGTAAACCATAACTTTGGACATGCTGGTGCATTAGTTAATGTGTATGATATGGATAACAATAAGCTATATCCAAAAGAAATTAAACTTATAAATGATTTCACATTGAAAGTATTGTTTGATGAGCCAAAAAATGGCTACGCTGTCCTCGTATCTATTGGTAGTGTATATTTTAGTGAAATTATTAAGATAACTACAGTAAGATTTTCTAATGAAGATAGAACCCAG